GAATTCTACACTCGTCAACCAAGTGATCTCGTGTCAAGTCGCAATGTTGTGCCATTTGCTGAATATCCAAGATATTTGACACCTGCCCCTGCTATTGACGCAGGAAAGAAAGAAAATGGTGTTAATTTTCAATCTATTCAACTTAATAGCATTCCTGATAAACTAATCATTTGTTGCCGTAAAGTGATTGGTTCACAGAATAACTTTGATAGTGATAGTTTCTTACCTATTACTGGTATTACTATTAATTTTAATAATAAGGCGGGGCTTTTAAGCGGGGCTACTCAATGGGATCTATGGCGTATGTCTGTTGAATCAGGTTCTAATCAAACTTGGGCTGAATATCAGGGCTTTGCTCCTCTTGGTTCTCAAAGTCCCTTTCTTGCTGGTGTTAATTCTGGTTATAAACAAATTTCAACCTGTGGCTCTGTTCTTGCTCTTGAAATGGGACGACATGTAGAATTAGATGACGTATACAGTGCTGGTTCAATTGGTGCTTTTCAACTTCAATTTAAGTTAGACCTTGAAAATAACACTGCTAATAATATCTTAAATGGTGCTTATGAAATTGTCCTTATTACTATGAATTCTGGTGTATTCACTGTTGAAAGGGGAACTTCTCAAACCTACACCGCAATTCTTTCAAGGGCAGATGTTCTATCTGTATCAAGTCAGCCTTCCGTTTCTAAATCCACAGTTGCTCGTCTTGTTGGTGGCTCTTGGGAAGACAGTTTTAAATCTCTCTGTTCCTCTATTAGTCCATGGGCTGGTAAGGCTGAAAAGGTTAAAGATCTAATTATGGGTGAAGGATATTCTGGCGGTGCTGGTTCTTCTGGCGGTGCTGGTTCTTCTGGTGGTCGTATGAGGAAGCATTTGGCTATGTAAACAACAATATAGGCGGATATTCTAATAGTTTTAGGGTTGAAACATACCACATTCTATGTATAGAGTTCATAAGTCCTTATATTGGGGTTTTTAGTTTGTTTCTCCCCTAACAAACTTTATTTTTAATGAAAAAACTACATATTATAATTAATATTAATTATAACATTTAGAAATATCCAATGTAAAAAACAAAAACATATAAAATATTAATAAAATTCTTAATGTAAATAATTTAATATAATAATATTTTTTATCTAATACTATTATATAAAATGGCAAGTTATAGAAACCCTTACAATCAGGCTCTGGCGAATCAACAACGAAGGTTAGATGTAGCAAATTTAAGAAATGACTATAACCAATCACTTTTACAACCTCTTCATGGTGGTGGTATGTCTGGGGGTGATTTTTGGAGTGATTTTAGTGACGGTTTTATGAGTGTTTGGAACCCTATTATTGATACTGCTGGAAAGGTGGCTCCTTTTCTTCCTCTTTTAGGTCTTGGTGAAGAAGGTGTAGGGCTTACTCATACACAAATGAGTGGTGGGGATATGTCTGTTAATGCTCCATATGAAGGTTATGTATACGGTCAAGGTTATTCTGGTGGTGCTATTGCTAATGACGGAATACCTCCTTTTAATAAAATTACTAATGCTGGTATGTCTGGCGGTTGTGATTGTGGTAGTGGCTTATCAGGTGGAGATGAAATAGCAGACATAGATCACCCTATAATTAGAAATCCCGAATTACAGGCTACAATGTTTTTAGGAGGTCGTAAACCTTCATCTGTAAGTAAGAAAGAAAAGATTGGAATGGTTCAACAGGTAATAGCAGATATGATTTTAAAGAATAAGATGAAGGGGAAAGGATTATCTGGCGGTGATTTTTGGAGTGATTTAGGCGATACTTTCTCAAAGGTGGCTCCATTTCTTCCTCTTCTTGGTCTTGGTGCTTCTGGTGGTGCTGGTGCTTCTGGTGGTAAAAGACTTATGGAAAAAAAATATGCTGATATGCTTTTAAAGAGACAGTTAAAGAAAATACACGGAAGGGGTATGTCTGGGGGTGATTTTGATTGGTCGTCTCTTCTCTCATTTGCTCCTCTTCTTCTGGGTCTTGGTATGTCTGGTGGTAAAGTTGATATGAATGAACTTGACGATTTTGAACCATTTTTAACTGGTCTTGGTATGTCTGGGGGTGATTTTTGGGACGATTTAAGTAAAGGATTTAGCGACGCTTGGAATTGGGTGTCAGGTACGGCTATTCCTTTTGTTGCTGATAATGCTAAAAAAATTGGAGATGTTGTAGACACAGGATCTAAAATTGCGAAGGCGGTAGGTGGTGGTTATTCTGGCGGTGCTATGACTTACGAGCAGAATATGAATATGGCGGATGCTATGGGTGATATTTTTAGTGGTATGGGTAAAGCAAGTGATTCACGAAGGAAAAGTGGAGCAGTTCAATTTTATAAAGGTGGAAATAGTGAAGCCTTAATGACACAACAGGAACGGTCAAATGTAAATCAACCTTATCTTACAGGTAAAGGAAGGAAAACTAAAATGAATGAAAGACTGGCTGAAAAAATAGCAAAACTTCAAGGGCGGGGAATGGAACCAATTGAAGATATGGAAGGCTCTAATAAAATTGTAGGTCTTATGTCAAAAACTAATCCCGAAGTTGATAGAAAAATAGGGTCTGGTGTTTCTGGTGGTAAAAGGTCAAGCAAATGGATAGATCATGTTAAGGCATATGCCAAATCACATAATATTAAATATGGTGAAGCATTAAAACAAGCAAAATCAACATATAGAGGTTGATTTATTAAGTATTTTTAACTATAAATATTAATTAAAATTTATTATCTAATTAATATATATAAATGGATAGATTACAAGCATTACTAAATGGACGAAAGCCCAATGTTAAGGATCCTGTTTCTGTAAGTAAGGTAAGTCATGCTACTGAAAGGGCAAGATTAAACAATGAAGATAGAAAATATAATCAAATTGTTTATGATAATTCACTAAAACAAGCCAATCTATATAATCAGTCAATTATGCCTAACACAGCCAAAGATATTGGTATATCTTTTAAAATTAATGTATATATTATTAAACTAACCCAACTTTTAGGAAATAAAGGAGAATTAGAAAAAATGTTAAAGAATTATTTTACGGTTGGAGTTAGTATTCAAAAATTAAGAGGAACTACAAAAGAAAGCCAAATAGCAACTGATTTTTTTAAGAAGGGTGAAATTTTAAGTACATATAATGAGTTAATGTTGTATATTAAAACCTATGCGACTGATATTATACAAGATGATTCATTTAAATCACAAATTTTTAATTCTTCATTTAATCCTTTAACTCAATTACTTAATGATACTGCTGAATTATACCCTGATTTTTTCAATTCACTACCAAAACCTTCTAATGCTGGAAATCCAAATGAAAATAGAAGTGAAAGAAAAATATATGAAGTAGCGAGAGAGCAATGTATAGGGTGTTATTCATTATTTAATACTATGGCTGATTTTGTTAATAATTTGATATTTAGACCAATTGTGAAAGAAGATGTTAGTAAATACATTAAAGACAATAGAGTTAAAGCAACTTTTGAAACAAACCCAATGGCTCCTGCTCCTATTCGTCCTAATCTTCCCTTTAATCCTGCTGGTCCTGTTCCTGTTGGTCCTCCTGCTGTTGAACCTATACAAGGAGATCCATTTGGATTACCTGACCCTCAAACTCCTGCTGTTGGTCCTGCTGGTTTACCTGAATTAAACCCTGATAATCCTGATATTATTAATGATATTATAACAAGATATTCAAACAGTATACAAAGATATTTAATAAATATAGATAATCAAAATGATTCAATAAAAGCATTAGAATTTTCACAGGATCAATATAAAAAAATACCAAGTTCAGCAATAAGAAAAGCAATTTTAAAAAAAATACAGGAAAGAATTGCTGAAATAAAAACTGGAAAAGGAATACAAAAAAAAAATCAAGAATCACAAGCAAAAGCAAGATGGAAAGCAGACAATCCAGCAGGACAAGCAGGACCAGCACAATCCCCACCACAATCACCACAAGCAGGACCAGCACCAGCCCCACTTTTTCCACTTCCAAAAAGACAGTTTAACGCAACACAACAGGCATATGAAACCGCAGGAGGAACAGAAGGAGTAAATCCTCAATTTTCTTTACTTAATTTAGGATCACTTTCTCAACCACAGAATGCCGTTGTATGGCAAATTTATAAGCAATTAGAAGAAACGGCTGACGCTGTTATTCCACCAAGTGAAGCAGGAGCAACAAGACTTTATGAGGCATTACCGCAAGATATACAAAATGATTTACGCCGTCCTCAACCAGATGGTTCATTTGATATTGATAAAGCAACAGCAATACAAGATGACCTAATGCCATATATACAGCGTATACAACAAATTAGGATTCAATGGGCTAATCAACAGGCTCCACAAGTAGATTCAGCAACATTATACGGGTTAGGAAAAGAACGAAATAATAATTTAGTAATGAACCATATTTTAGATTTTGAAAGTATGGCAAGACGACAAGCCCGAAATGGTGATTTAGATACTATTTTAGAATTATCACCACAACTTAAAGGAAATGAAAACCAAATTAAAATGCTTATTGAAAAATTGAGAAGGGAACGATCAAGTGAACCGAATATGTGGGGTAAAGGTAAGTTTGAAAATAAACAAGGAATTATTCAACGGGCTTCAATGCTTCCTCATATTTTAGAGTTTGATCCAAAAGCAGAAGCACTTAAACGGGGTAAAGTAATGAGTGGTGGATATTACAATAATAGATTTAGTAATGGAATGAATAATCAAGAATGGAATTATTCGGGTTATGGTGAGGTTATGAATGAAGAAGATACACCATTTAAAAGAATGATTGGTGGAATGCCGAATCCATTTGCTCCTAAAATTGAAGATGATAAATATACTAAATTCCTCCCTTATAATTCTGCTTTTGACGACGAAGACGATAGAGATTATTTTGATTCTATTTTACCAATAGAACAAGGACACTATTATGAATTAGAGAAGCCCGTTGATTTAGACGAACAAGCAGACCATATTAGAAAGAATAATGAAAACTACAAGGTTATGACTGGTAAGATGAAAAATGTTAAGTATAGAAATTAATAATGTAAAATAAATTTATCTATATTATATATATTATACAATATGGATATAGCAGAAACAAAAGATGGAATAGATCAAGCCATAAGAACATGGACGAATGCCTTAAAATTTAATAATTCTCCAATAGTTCAATTAGGTACATCTTCATTTAAAGCCCAAAAATATTTTAGCGATTATGATTTATTTAGTCCTGTAAATAATCGTAATATAACACCTGATAAATCTTGTCAAGAACTTAAAAAAATTATTTCTAATGTTGAAAAACTACCTGATATTTGGTTTATTGAATTGAAAATACAAAATAAAGATGGAAGTAAAGAAAAGTTTTTTAAACCTGATATAGATTGTAAAAAGTTTATAAAAGCAGTCAAAGTTTTAGATTATATTAAATTTGATTTTGTAATTTTTATTAGAGAAACACAAAAACTAACTGAACTTTCCCTTATTTATTCGTTCAGTGATATGCCACCACAAGAAGATTTAATTAAAGCAATAAAAGCAGATTATGATTTTTACAAAGGAGAAGGTAATATATATAAAGCATTAAAAAGGGCTTTTTCAATTTATAGATTAAGAGGAAATAAAGAGAAAATGGTTGAAATCAGTAGTTTATTTAATTCTTATGCTGGTTTAGCATATACAATAAGCAGTAATTTAAAAGCCATTAAATTAATACTTGAAAGTGGGGTTA